CGCGCGCTCGTCCGTCGCGGCGTCCTTGAACACCCCCGACCCCGAAATCGCGGCCGAGCGCACGCCCGCCCCACCCAGCAACTCGCGCCAGCCGCCCTGGCTTTCCAGCGAGGTCACATCGACCGTTTCCGCGTTGAAGCTGATCCGCGTGGCCCGCAGCCCCGCGATGGTTTCAAACTGCCCGCCCCCGGTAAGGTCGAGCTTGATCAGAAGGTCCTTGCCGTTCTGCGCTGCCATGACTGAAGTCTCCAATGAATGTGAAATGCCAAGGGCTGGCCGCACGGGCCGCCCGGTAAAGCCCGAAAGCGCGGGGGCCTCAGCCCTCGACCCGCGCCCGGAATGTCAGATCAATGCGCCGGGTGTCGGCCTTCTCGACACGCCGCGCCTTGGCACGCACGAACCACAGCGCCACCAGCCTGCCCCGTGCCAGCGCCAGATCGGCGCCGACCAGCGCGTCCGAAATCGCCGCCGCCACCGCCTTGGCGCCCTGAAACCCGGCCTCGGTGGTCACCACCGACACGACGAAATCATGCGCGGCCCCGTCGCCCGTCATGTCGGACGCATCGCGCGCATCCTCGGGCCCCAGGCTGACATAGGTCGCCTCGGCGGTGCCCGGCGGCACCGCGTCATAGATCGCCGTGCCGACCAGCGCGCCCAAAGGCGCATCCGCCACCAGCCGCTGATACACCGCCGCCTGCAATGCGGCCGCAACACCATAGCTCACGCCACCACCTCCTCGCGGGCAAAACAGGTCAGATAGTGCTGGCCCCGGTCCGCCTCCGCCACCGCCAGAATGCGAAACAGCCGCTCGCCTTCGCGGAACCGCTGTTCCGGGCGGGGGCGGCGGTCATCACCCACGGGGGCGGCGCGCACAATGATCCGGTAGGGCACAGAAGCCAACGTCACGAACTCGCCCGCGCGCTCGACCCCAGTGCCCGCCGTCACCTCGGCCCACAGCGCGCCAAGGCTCTGCCACACCAGCGTGAAGCCGCCCGCGCCATCGGGCACCCGCGTGGGTTCTTCCAGCTCCAGCCTGCGGTTCAACACCGGCACACTCATGCCCGGCCTCCCAGCACCCGCACGGTGCGCCAGCGCTCGATCAGCGCCATCACCCCGAAGGGCATTGCATCGGCCTCACCCGCGCGGTCATGGCGCAGCTCGTAATATTGCGCGGCCAGCAGGAATACCGCCTGCGCCAGATCGACCGGCAGATCTGCCCAGGACGGGCCGAACCCCGCCGTGAAGGCAATCTCGACCGTGCCGCCCGCGGGAATGCCCGGCAACAGCCCGCCCATGGCCTCCAGCCGCGGGCGCGCCATGTCTCGCACCAGCCGATAGCGCGCGGGGTCGATCACCGTGATCGCGCCGTCGCGGTCCACCATCCGCACCTCACTCACCGCGCTCACCGGTGCCACCGGCAACGGCTGGCTTGCGTCGTCGCGCCAGGCCTCCAGGCTCAGCGTGAAGTCGCGTGAAAGCAGAACCTTGGCCGTGCGCCCCTCGATCGCGGCCAGACCCGCGCGAAGATAGGCCTCCAGTGCCGCATCCTCCGCCCCCAGATCCGCAAAGCCCGTGCCAAGCCGCAGGTGATCGCGGAATTCGGCCATCGGCAGGCGCCCCGAGGCCACCGCCGTTTCTTCGTTCAGCATCATGGAAATTCTCCGAAATTCGCAACGCGCCGCAGGGGCGCGGGGTTGGGCGTTCGGGCGCGGGCCCTCCCCGCCGCCGCTCGGACGGAGGGAGCAGCTAGGCGACGACGGTCGAACCCGCGCCCGCCCGAAGCCAGGGCGCGGGGGCCCCAACTCGCAGGCCGGGGGATTACGCCCCCGGCCCTTTCACCCCCCTCACGAGGTGGCGAACTTCAGCAGCTTGATCGCGGCGAAATCGCTCACGTCGCCGCCCACGCGCTTGGACGCGTAGAACAGCACATGCGGCTTGGCCGAGAAGGGGTCGCGCAGCACGCGCAGATCCGGGCGCTCGGCGATGGTGTAGCCCGCGCCGAAATCGCCGAAGGCAATCGCCGTGGTGCCCAAGGCAATATCCGGCATGTCCTCGGCGATCAGCACCGGATAGCCCATAAGACGCGCAGGTTCGCCCGCCTGCAACCCGTCGGACCACAGGAAACGGCCGTCGGCGTCCTTCATCTTGCGCACCGCGCCGGCGGTCTTCGAATTCATCACGAAGCTCGCGTTGGCACGGTATTCGGCGTTCAGCGCATAGACCAGATCGACGATCGCATCCGAGGCATTCACCGCCGCGAAATCGCCATCCGCGCCGGTTGCCACATAGCCCAGCGATCCCCAGGCCCAGACCCCGTTGGCGACCTTGGTATGCGTCAGAAAGCCCTTGGGCTTGTCCACGCCATCGCCCGCCACGAAGGCCGCCGCCTCCGACCGTGCGAACTTGTCTGCGATGCGATTGGCCAGCCAGGTCTCGATGTCGAAGGCGCTGTCGTCCAGCAGGCGCTGGCTGGCCTTCGGCATCGCCGCCAGTTCATGCAGCGGGATCGAGATGCGGTCGATCTGCGGCGTGGCGGTTTCGGTCAGGGCCGCGGTCTCGCTCGCCCAGCCCGACCCCATCTCGGAATGGTCGACCAGCACGTCGAAGCTCGACGCCTCGACATTGACCACATTGGCGATCTGGCGGATCGAGGCGGTGGCCTTCAGCACACCGCGGATCGTGTCCGAGGTCTGCGGGTCCACCAGATAGCCGCCCTCGGCGGCCACCGCGGTATTCAGCGCCTTGCCTTCCAGCGACAGACCGCGCAGCGCGTCGTCATCGCCCGAACGCAGATAGGCCGCAAAGGCCTTCTGATGCGGCGCCTCTTCCGAGGCGGCGGCGGAAAGGGCGGGACGCCCGGCGAAGGTCGATTTGGTGTGCAGCATGGTCAAACGCTCGTCCTGTTGTTGAAACTTGGTCTTCACTTCATCCTGAAAGCCTTTGATTTCCTTCAGGAACCCGGCCAGCGCGGTTTTCACCTCAGCCGCCGGGTCCGGGCCCTCGGACATACCCGTCCCGGCCCGAGCCTTGGTCTCGGTCTTCATCGTCACTCGATCTCCATGGGTCACTGGCCGCGCTCAGCGCGCTGCCATGTCAGCCGCGGCACGCGTCAGCGCCTCGGCCAGATCGCGCCAGGTCTCGGTCTGCAGGCTCTCGCCCTTGCCCGCCACCCGCGCCTCCTTGAGCATCGGGAAGGTCACCAGCGACACCTCCCAAAGCTCCAGTTCCGCAAGAAGCCGCTGGCCTTTTGCGTCCTTCTCGGCAGCCACGGTGCGATAGCCGATCGACAGACCGTCGATCGCCCCCGCCCCGATCAGCGCCGCCGCCTCGCGCGCCCGCCCCACGTCCAGCAGCAACCGCCCCTTGACGTAAAGCCCGCGCTCGTCCTCGAAAATCTCGTCCCACACGCCGATCGGCTGTGCCGGGTCGTGCTGCCACAGCATCTTGACGCTGCCGCCGCGCGCCGCCAGCCGCTCCAGGCTTTTGCGATAGGCGCCGGGCTGCACCACATCGCCGCCCTGATCGGGCAGACCGAACAGGCTGGCATAGCCCTCGATCAGCGCGCCCTCGCTCACCTGCACCACCTGCTCGGCGCGGCAGAACTTCAACTCCAGCCCGTAATCACTTGTCTTCATGTGACAATCCTCATTTCGGTGCGTATTCCAACACGCTTTGCACCGCCTGCGTCAGGATCACGGCCACCACGCCGTAGACCGTCATCCACAGCCGTTTCTCCAGACCCTCGATCATGGTTTCGATCCGGCCCAGCCGCCGGTCGACCTGGCTGAACTGCAATTCCATGATCTTCTCGGTGGCCTCGAAGCGCTGCTCATGAACCTCGAACGGCTCCTTGAGATAGCGCGACCCGCCTTCCCCCATCTCACGCCTCCGCCAAGGGCGGCAGGCCCAGCAGGGCGCGTTTCTCGGCATTGCTCAGGAAGTCCGCCTCGCCCACGCGCTTCCATTGCTGGTCACGTTCGGCCGCCAGCGCGGGGATCTGGTCCAGATCGGGCTTCAACTCGACCTGCGCGCCCAGATGGGTCGACAGCCACCACGCCACCGCCGCCGTGACCCGCGTCGCCAGCGGCAGCACGGTCAGGCGGTAAAACGCCCGGTGCGCCTCGGCGTAATTGGCATAGGTCGCATCGCCCGGAATCCCCAGCAGCATCGGCGGCACCCCGAAGGCCACGGCAATCTCGCGCGCGGCCCCGGCCTTGGTTTCGTGAAACTCCATGTCCGAGGGCGAAAACCCCATCGGCTTCCAGTCCAAGCCCCCTTCCAGCAGCATCGGGCGCCCCGCATTGCGCGCACCCTGATGATGGGTCTCCATCTCAAAGGTCAGCCGGTCGTATTGCTCGGGGCTCAGCGTGCCCTGCCCGTCCGCGCCCTTGTAGATGATCGCGCCCGATGGCCGCGCCGCATTGTCCAGCAGCGCCTTCGACCAGGCGCTGGCCGAATTATGCACATCCAGCGCCACCGCCGCCGCCTGCATCGGGCTCAGCCCGTAATGGTCATCCTGCGGGTGGAAGCTCTTGATATGGCACACCGGATCGGGATGGCCGGTCATGTCGAAGCGGTGCTTGCGCCCGCCCACCGTGTAGTCATAGGCCCGGGGCCAGCCATCCGTGCCCGGCACGACCGACATCCGGTCCGAGCGCAGCACATGCAATTCGCGCGGCAACCCGGGCTCGGCACTGACCGCCTCCAGATAGCCGTCGCCCGACAGCAGCAGCTGCCCGTAAAGCGCCTCGAACAGCTCGGCCCGGCCCTGCCCCGCATTCGGGCGCCGGATCAGGTCGATCAGCGGGTGGATCTCATAGCGCCGCTCGGCATCCTGGCACACCAGCGGCACCGCCGCCGCCGCCTCGGCGATCAGTTTCACGCAGCGAAACCCCACCGGGTTGCCGGTAAAGCCCGTGCGCGTCAGGCTGACCGTGTCGCGCGGGCTCCACACGACGCGCCCCGCGCCGCTCGCCATCGCCACGATCCGCCCCGTGACCGAGGCCTTCTGCTCGGGCACCGCTGTCTGCGCGCCCTTGCGAAAGAATTGCATTCCCATCCCGTTCTCCTTGAGCTGGCCCACGGCCCCGGGGCCGCAAAGAAAAAGGGCCGGGGAAATCCCAGCCCTTTCATCCGAATTTTCACAGGTCGCGCCGGGGGGCACCCGCGGGGGCCAGCCCCCGCACCCCCGGAGTATTTGCGCCAAGAAGAAGGGCATCCCCCCTCTGGCAGGCAGTCAAAGCTGGCGCATCTGCGGGCGGCGCCAATGCGCGGCGGGCTCGATGATCAGCTCGTGCAGCGCCCAGACCAGCGCATCCACCCGGTCGGGCGATCCGCGCCCCTCATAGCCCTGCACCGTCATCCGGCACATCTGATCTTCCAGCGTGCCCAGATGACCGTGCTTGAGGTGCCGCACCCGCCCCTGTTCATAAAGCGCCGCCACGGGTTCGGCCCGCGCCGATTTGCCCCGCCCCGCGCGCAGCGCCTTGAACGGCACCAGCGGGTCGATCTGCCGGATCACCGATTCCACCATGTCGCCGCCTTGGTTGACCTCGGCCACCAGTTTTTCCGCGCCGTATTTCTCCATCGCGGCGATGGCCGCGCGCGCCCAGTCGGTGGGCTTGCCCCGCGCCGAGCAATCCTCCAGCACATAGGCGCGCCAGTCCTGCACCGGACCGCGCGTCACAGCGCCGACCACCACGATCCCGCATTCATCCGACCCCGCGTGGCCGGTCACCGACGGGTCAACCGCGACCACGATCCGGTCCAGATCGGGGGCGCGATCGACCCGGCTGCCTTCCAGCCCCGCGGTCGTCCACAGCGCGCCTTCCACATCCTCCAGCAACACACCGTCCAGTTCCTGCCGCCCCAGCCGGGTGCCGGCATAGCGCGCCTGCACCTCTTCCAGGAACGAGGCGGCCAGATAGGCCCGGTTCGCCTCGGTCGGCGCATGGGTCACCACCGTCGAGGGGTTCTTCAGAATGGTCTTCAGCACGCCCACATTGCGCGGCGTCGTGGTGATGACCTGCTGCGGGTGGGTGCCCAGCCGCAGCGCGAACTGCAGCATGTCCCAGGTCTCCTCGGCCTTTTTCCACTTGGCCAGCTCATCGACCCAGGCCGCATCGAATTGCGGGCCCCGCAGCGCCTCGGGTTCATGGGCCGAAAATGCCTGCGCGGTTGCACCATTGGGCCAGATCAGCCGGCGCCGCCCGGCCTCCCATTCGGGGCGCCGGTCAGGGGGCGAACAGGCCAGGATGCCGCTGTCGCCGAACACCATCACGTCGCGCACCTGATCGAAGGTCTCCCCCACCAGCGCCACGCGCCGCGCCCTGCCGGGGTCGAGCGGCCGCGCGCCTTCCACCTGCGCGCGCACCCACTCGGCCCCGGCCCGCGTCTTGCCCGCACCGCGCCCGCCCATGATCACCCAGCTTTTCCAGGCGCCCGCGGGGGGCAGCTGATGCGGCAGCGCCCAGAACTCGAACATCCACGGCAGGGCCAGCAGCGCATTGTCGCCCAGCCCTTCCAGAAACTCATCCACCTCCTCCTGCCTCGCGCAGGCGAGCCAGGCGGCGCCCGATCTCAT